ACGATTGCAGGAATGATCGTGTTAGGTAAGATACATTTAAAGTCATCAGCTGCGCCAGTTTCCTTGAAATTCTCAACCATTTGAGCTAACTGTTGGTAAGAATTAATTGGTGTTACACCGTTACCGAAGAAACGATATGGGCCTGATTCAGTATGAAGAGCGCCGGTTGGAACTGATTGACCGTTATTGTCAATAGTCATTACTGGGCTAGCAGAAATTGCATTTAATGCAAGATTAGATTCAATTCGAGCACCAATTGTTCTCACTGCAGATTTACCAAAAACAGCCATGTAGCTATCGGTATCTTTATCTACGTTAAAAATCTTAGCTTGAGCGGTGAAAGCGTACGAAGTATTCGTTGCTTGATCGCAAGTAAGTGTCACTAAACGCTGAACTGCTGGCTGCCATGAAGCAACTAAGCCGTTAGTATTTGTGAAAAGAGGTGGTAAATCAAAAGTAACCGATGAGCCAAGGTTATATTGAATGCCTGGAAAGTTTTTGAATTTCTTGTTTGTAGCTTTACCAACGAAACAATTTAAATTGTCTAAGTAAGCTAACATGGAACGTTGATACGTTTGAACCTGAATTAGAACGTTATTAGGAATCATTATTAATTTCTCCAAAGTATTTTATGGAGATAATGACTTCTATCTGTATCTATCCGCGATATCGAGTCTTGAAATCACGCACAGAACCTTTAGAGCCACTATCACTGCCAACATTTGAAGGTGTGATGCGGTCTAGCGGTTCATTAGATGAAGACTCTTGGGCTTGTGCTTGCTGGTTCTGTTTGATCGAATTTGATAGATCATTCATAGCCTGCGCAGCAATTTGCGGTTGCGTATGTGCAAGTGTTAATAGATTTCCCATTTTCATTGGGTTATCAACTAACTCTTTCATTATATCGCCTGCATTATCCGTTTCATTGAGCAATTTAATAACTGGCCCCATGTGCGTATAATCCAGCTTTCCAAGTTTCTCTTTTAACCCAGGGTATCTAGCCTCAGCCGCTTCCATCTTGGAAACAAAGCCTTGGACAGATTGTTGTGCTTGTAAATTTTGCGCTTGCTGTTGAAGAATTTGAGGGGTTTGTTCTGCAATCATCTGCCGAATTTGTTCGGGAGACATTTGTTGCATTCCACCCATTGATTGAGGCGCTGCTTGTTGTGGAGCTTGCTGCATTGCAGGTTGTTGCTGTTGTGCAACAGGTTGTTGCTGTGCTTGCATGTTCTCTAACATTTCGCGTTTCCCTCGCTCGTAAGCTTTAGCTTTTTCCCTTTTGACTACGTCGGCCATCTGTATTTTGTTATACATTGGCACTTGCATTTCATCAACGGTATCCGCTTTAGCTTCTTCAGCTACTGGCGCATCCTGAGTATCTATTTGATCCTCTGCCATATCTGTTCAACCTTCCTTGATTGACTATTCAGCGGCGTCACCGTGATTTCATACATTAACGTTGTAAGTCCCGGCCATTTTGCCCGCATGGCTGCGTAATATATTGACATTATCTCTATTTTGGAAAAAATGTCAATATTTATACGGCTTAATATTTCACAACAAGTCAACTTAGGACTAAAAATGAATATCTAAGTTGACTGATGATATATCTATCAATGGTTATATTTCTCATAATGCTCATCTGTGAAGATGGCTTCACGCAACCATAAAAACCCTTGGTCAAAATTTAACATTGCTGTTTGCATTTGCCAGTTCTTCAGCTTTAGCTCTAATGCTTGTTTTTTGAACTCTACAAACTTTTCCATAATGTCTTGTAACATTTTGCCTTTTTCATCATCTGTCATTTTTTGCTCCGGTCATAAAATTTTTCTACAAACTCACGCTCTTGCTCACGATTCATCCCTGCTGTATGTCTGCGAATTTCCGGCATGATTTGATGCTTCTTCATTCCATAAGCTTTTTCAGCACATTCAACCCCTTGATTCAACTCAGACCATGTCAACCGTTCCTTAGTAGCCATGTTTTTCCCCTTACTTTTTACATGATTTCATTTTAGATTTGCCAGCTTTATTCATAGCAATTGCAACTGCTTGCTTTTCAGGTTTGCCCGCTTTGCGTTCAGTCTTAATATTTTCAGAAATAACTTTCTTACTAGATCCCTTTTTCATTGGCATTTTGCATCTCCTTAATTGGTTTAGACATATTGTGCTTAAGCTCGACAGTATCGAGAGTTATTTTCTGTCTTTCAGATGCATGCTTATGCGCCTGATCAGACAATTTACGTTGTAGCTCATGATGATCCATTCGCTCTTCATGCTTTTGTTTCGCATGATCCATAGCCATTTTCATAGCCGTAGTTAACTTCTCTGTCTCATCACGCTTAGCTTCAATCTTGACATTTTCTTCAGACTCTTTCAAATCAGCAATGATTCTCATACGCTCATTTTCAGCTTCTTTATCATCTATTGCTAACTCTTGAGCGCGTAATGCATTTTCTGCCTGATCTTGTCGAGCAGTATTTTGAACCTCAGCCATTTTAGCTTTAGCAGTAAGAACCTTAGGATCATTCAACATTGCATGAGCCTGCATAGCTTGTTGTTGCTTAGCTTGTGCTGCCATTTTTTGCTGCCATTCTTCCGCCAATTCCTGTAGTTCATCCGCTCCGTATATCGTGAGATTCTTTAACAATACAGGTAAGCCATCAGTATTCATGAATTGAGCGAATACCTCTGAAGATCTCATCATCGCAATAATTTGCTGTAATGCTTGATTCTTAGCGATTTGGAAATTAACGCCTGCTGTAATTTCAACATTCAAAGCGTTCTCATCATAATCAAACGATGGAGCGCCTTTCATATTAATCTGTTGATATGTTCTCTTTCCATCAACACCAACCACCGGAATAGTTCGAGGAGTGTCCATATATTTAGGCATAAGATCAGCAGCCATATTACCGATATGCGACCAAGCTTGTAAGAACCCAGTAATATAAGGCATTGCAGCACTATTCGATTGAGTCGCCCCTTCTTGGATTGCTACACCTGACAATTGGTTGTCATTAATACCAAGTGATGCATCAAATGAACCAAGAATAACTTGAGAGGTACCATCAGTGACGGAATATGCTTGCATAATTTCAGGAGGAATAGGCGTACGTACAACTTCGCGGATAGGATTAGGAATCGGCTTATCAGGATCATTCTCACTATAAGCATTAACAACTAATGTACTTGCTTGCTGAGAATTAGTTAAAGCATCAATATATTCTTCTTCCTGCGGTATAGCCTCTTTCATTACAATAAACTTATGCTGGATCGTATTCTCAAGCTCATTTGCCAGTGTTTGACCTGCAAAGTTCTTAAGTTTCTGTACGCCTAAAGCATGATAAACGTAGGGTCTTGTCATCTGTTGTACTGAATTAGCATCACCATTGCGAATCATGATTGAATTACCATCAACAAAGATATGGGGAAGATAAGTGTAATCTGTTTCTTTATAATCAATAATCTCTGACTCAATTAATCGATAACGACAAATTGTCTCCATATCCGTCATTCGAGATTTACCCACAACTTGAGGTATTTGCTCAATAAACTGTTCTTTCTTCCAATACTCTTCAAATCTTTCATAATCCTTTGTGGTCATAACCCTGTTATTTGAGAGCTTAACAATTCGAGCACGTTTTTGTTTCTTCTCAAAATATTCGGACAACATTACAATTTCTTCTGCGCCATTCATATAAGACCAATTGAACTGTTCAACTTTACGAGAATAGGTCAATGCAGCAGTTGAGACATTAGGGAACTTTTGTTCGAATTCATCTTGTGCCATAGGATAGTTTTCAAATGAATATCGACCATCAGCTTTATGGGAGAACTGAGCCATAGGATCAAATCCACAAAGTGTTGGATCAAATGCTCTTCCAAGATTGATAACCTTGTTAAACGACATTGGACTAGCATAATCAACCCACATTTTTGCAACTGAAAATCCACCGCTTAATAAGTCTTTGTAAATCTCATAAGCTGTTGAGTTCTTATTGGATTCATAAATGATATGTCTTAAATGGCCCTCGACTAACTTAGACGTTTGAATATCGACAGGAGCCCCATCTGCAGGAACAACTGCAATAGAGGGCTCATGTTTAGCAAACTCACCCAATAATCGAGATATATATGCTTCTAAAATGTTAAACTCGAGAGTTGGCATCTTTCTACCGATCAATATGTTCCTATCTTCTTCGGTCAATGAAGACATAAACACCAGCCGTCTATACTGATGGAAACGATCATAGTTCGGTTTGAAATATTGATATGATGTATTAATGTTTTTCTTGATACGATCCAGCTCTTCGCTAGACTTTCTAACGCCTGCCGCCGCCATATGCTCGCTCCTTGAGCCTGTTGATTGTATTGAAGTTGCTCATAATCCTTTGAGCCTTCACCTTTTGACTTGAATCACTGGGGATCCCAGTGAGCAAAACTTTATCTATTAAGCCCAACTTTACAGCATCATAGAGCGTATCTGCAATGTCATCATGCCGATGGCTATCATTTGCTGTAATCTTGCGCATATGCTCTATGCATAATTCAGTGTGTTTTGCATATCTTCGAATTGAAATTAACTTTGCCGCTACATATGGCTGTATCTCTAAAAACCTGGCCGTCTTATTGCCTGCTGCTTTAGTCCTTTCAATTGATCTAATCTTTAATCCGCGTAACTTTGAAAGAATGGAAACAAGCGTAGTTCCGGTAGACTTCTTTTCAATTGCTGCAACTAAAGGCTTAACTTTGTAACGTAAGCATGATGTATAAAATTCCATGAACTCATCTTCTAAATCTTTTGGCTCAACGCGGACTTCTTTGCAATCTATCCAGTGCAACCCATATTCCCCAGTTTCACCAATCTTATAAACACCCCAGAAGCTGAAGACCGTCGCGTCATTATAGTCTTTGTCTGTCTCAGCTGTGTCTGAAGTTATAAACGTTAAAAGTACCTCAGGATCTTCTTCAGTTAAGAAGAACCATTCAGGTTTAAATATACCACCACCTGCGGGTTGTGGGTTCTGCTGATACTGACTCGCAAATACATACGGGCTTTCCTTCTCCATCTTCTTCAGTGCTTCAAATGTGTGCATGGCAGGATTAAGTGCATTTCCTGAGTCATCAATGGCAGGTAGGCTGCAAACAGTCCATTCGCCAGTTTCTTTGAGAATCACTGATAAATCTGCTTCATGCAAACACTGGCCAATGAATATGAATGGCACATGCGGTCCATTAACACGAGATTGAGCTGTATTAAAGAACCAGTCAATTACGGCCTCACGCATATTATCCGATGTTACTTCATCAGGCTTATGCATATCATCCATGATAAAGGCGCCGCTAAAGCGATTGACGCCCATAACTCCAGCACCTCGACCCGTAATCGTACCGCCGGCACCAACAGCATATACGCTGCCATTTTGAATCGTTTCGAAATTGTCTTTCGCCTGGGTATCTTCCTTCAATGAAACACCCATTATCTTTCGATAATGCGGCATCTGAATGATTTCACGAATAGTTTGAGTTTGCTTCTTGGCTAATGAATGAGAATAAGACGTATAAATGAAGTTTGAATCAGGATAGTTTGCTAATGCCCAGGCAACGAAGTGTATTAGTAATTCGGTTTTGCCATAGCGAGGAGGTACATTAATGATTAGCTTATGCGTCTTTCCATCAAAAACCTTTACAAGCTCTCTGCAAATGGTAATGAAATGTGATTCTCGAGATATGGGATAAGAGATATCAAACAATCTTCCAGTTCTGAGCTTATAGAATATTCTCGTAAACTCTAATAAAGACCCCTGAAGTCGACATCGTTCAATATCTTCAGGGGTTATATTCATTAGATGTCTTTCTTATATTGTTCTCGAATAGCATCAATTTCTTTTACTTCTACAGTCACTGTAGTTTGGTTCTCGGTTTTGTCACGCCAGCCGAAACGGTTCTTCATATTCATGTACCAAAGGGTGCTGTTAAATTCTTTATTGCGGATATTATATCGCCCTTCTGTCATCCACCAAGCTTCCGAATAGAGCATTCCTTGTTTTAAGGCGTCCCCAAATTCAGGGTATTTCTCAGCATATTCAGAAATTGTTTCTCGATTTGGCAATCCTAATTGAGCAGCAACCTCTAGTTTTGAAGCGCCTTCACTCATCAGAACAATCAGTCTTTCGCACATCTCAGGTTTGTAATGATCAGGCCTACCAACCTTTCTTTTTTCAGCCATGACTTAAATTCCTTTTTTGGTATAGCCTTTAGGTCTTCCGGGTTTTTTAGGTTGATCTAAAGTTTCATCAAAGACAGATTCTTCAGCAGGAATGACTTCGGATTTTGGCGCATCTTCTATAATCCAACCAATGCCTTTGCATGCCGGGCATTCAATATACATCATGCCAAGACCCAATAAACGCTTACGACCTTTGCATGAATCACATCCCTTCAAGTCACCGTCTGACATCTTTCATTCCTTTGATAGATTTATGGTTATTAATTATACGCATGCATAAATTATTTTGCAATAAATTGTAAATACCGTAAAAATACTATTGCTAATGATAATGATATGTGGTGTAATGACCTTACATTAAATAACTTAGCGAGTAATCAAATGGAAATGGAAAACAATCTAGTTAAAGGTGTGATTCTTGAAAGTCCAGATCGTTATGTTCCTGTTTTAGTTCCTGTTGAAATACTGAAAAATAAATATGGATATCCTCTGTCAGCACACAGATTAGATGGAAGAGGTGGTGCATATTTGTTTTCACGGTACGACCAACAAAATACGAAGTTTGTAGAATTAACTGAAGAAGAAGTATCAAAAATCATTAATTAACTTACTGGGGAATAAGAATGATAATCAACGTCACAGATCTTGAGAAGTTCAGCAATGCAGAGGCAATGGCTAGAGTTGTAATGATTCAGTTATTAGACCATTTGATAAGCTCGTATGAATCAGCCGAAGCTATATTGAGATGCCATACAACTGAATTTGCAGAGGGTAGGGCTTTCAATGCTAGGGCTAATATTGCTTATTTAAAAGGATTACGTGAGAATTTTAGACTTGAAGATAAAAGTCTTAACTAAAAAAGAACAGCCGAGAGGCGTTTTAAGTCTCTCGGTTACTCTTATAGACTTAATCATACACAGAGCTATTATATCTGTTTATGAAAAAAAACAAAAGGACGAGTTAAAATGAAAGTTTATATAGCCGTTAATAATGACTTTCTAGTTCAAAATAAAATAAATAAGGTTTTTCTCAGTGAACTAGATGCTTTGCAATATAGAGATTGTAATCCAGATTTACATTTAAATATTGAAGAACATGAAATAATTGAATAAAAGTTTATGGCCTTATTATTTAATAATAATACTATGCCGACATCCTTAACTACCGGCTGATAAAGTTAGATTATTTTTAAGTAAAATAGGCCGCCATTTTTGGAGAAACTGAAATGTCTATATTTAAAACAGTTGAAATATCAGGTTTTTTTAAATTTAAAATGGAAGTCCCTGATGATGGATCTGGCATATTATCAGAGGATAACGCGATAGAAATAGCCAAAGATAAGCTATTCTCTAATAATGATTGTCATTTTGAAATTCAAGAAATAGAAATTTATTAACAAAGTTTATGGAGCACATACGACGTGCAAGACGCGCTTGCAGGGCTCTCCTCGGGCCAAAGCCGGTTATGTGTTCCGCCAGTTTTATGATACCTGGAGCTCGAAAAGACAGGGTTTAGCCGAGATCAAACACCTATTCAGCAATTGGGTTTTATAGTAGGTAAGCACCTGATCGAAGAGCCTCTGATTGTGCAGAAATGCGAAGCCTAAGATACTTAATGGAGTATCGATAGTAGTGAAATCGAAAAGCTACCCTGCGGCAGCAGGCAACTGGTTCGATCCCAGTGCGGTAAGGCTAACCAGAGAGGATGCCAGTGAAATTCTGGTCAGGTATCACCTTTTTAATGTTAGGAGAATCATAATGCTTACAAGAGAAGACTTAATACAAGTTTTAGCTGCGCAACAATGGGAAAAGTGCAAAGGAGAATTAAATGCATTAGTAGCTATTGTTGGATCTTCTAATGGCGGCCCTAATGTTGATATAAGAAATTTTTTTGAATTAAAAGTTTTGATAGATAATTTTATTGTAGAAATGGAAGCAAATAAATATTATCGATAAAGTTTAAATGTTAGTAGCGGCGCGGACGGTGACGCGTGGGATTTCAACTCCTGATAAGAAGTATATGTCGACAGCGCCTTATCTATCAGGTTCAATTCCTGACTATTAACAACCTTATTAATAATTAGGAGAAACAAATGCCTTGTTACTGCCACACACCAGATTCATCTGGCCAAAAAGAAATAGAAGAAAGATGCAAAGCAAGAATGTATTTTCTTGCCCAATCAGTTTTAACAAAAGATCAAATTGAAGAATGCAAAAAAAATAATTTAAAAATGATACCAATGGAAAATGTAAACGATCATCTTTGCAAGATATGCAAAATATTAACTGAAGAACAAATGAAAAAAATATCAGCTTTTTATTTCCAAATTGAATGGCCTCATAATAATTTATGGGAATGGCACTTAAAACATTGCGAAGATGACAAAATAAATAATTAGGAGAAATAAATGGAAGAATTGATCGATAAGGATGTATATTTTCATAAAGGTTTAATGAAAAAAATATATAATGAGGTTCATGATTTTTGTGATTCTCAAGATGGAAGTAATAAAATGTCTCTCATGCTATCTTTGCTAAGAGGTATAACAATTAGCATTGGATCAACATATATAAACAAATTAAATGAAATTGAATATCAAACAGAACTACAAAATATAGGTGACTTATTTGATACGATTTCTATGGTTACCAATAATGCCTGCTCTTATAAAATAAATTTGGATGAGTAAATATGTCTTTATACGAAGTTTCAGAACAATATAGGAATGCGATTGAAAAATTATTTGAATATGATTCGGTGACAGGAGAATTAATAAGCCTAAACGCTGCTGAGTTGTCTCAGATTCAAGATAACTTTGAAGACAAAGCAATTAGCGTTGCAAGTTATATTAAGAATCTAGAGGCGTTATCAAGAGATATAGATTATGCCATTTTAGGTATGAAAGTTCGTAAAAACAATGTTGATATGAAAATTGAAAGACTTAAAGATTATTTAATAACCAGTTTAGAAAAGTGCAATGTGACTAACATAAAAAAATCACCCTTATT